ATGAAGAAAAGAAACTGGATGTACCGACTGAGCAGCAAATCCATGAGTGTGATGGCAGCACTGGCACTTATGGTGACAACCATGGCAACGAACCGTTCCTGCATGTGGTATCTGGGACAGGACAAGATGCCGGAAGATTCCAAAAAACTCAGAAGGTTTTAAATCATGACGAAATGGCTCAGCCATCGTATGGTTGAGCGGGGAATCATAAAAGAGGAGGAGCAGGAATTATACCAGTTTGGAATACGCAATGGTATGATCCTGCTTCTAAACGTTGTGACAGCACTGGTCATCGGCCTGCTTACAGAGCAACTGGCGGTTGTGGCAGTGTTTACCCTGTCTTTTATGGTTCTTCGCAGTTATACCGGTGGATATCACTCAGACAGCAGGGTTTTCTGTTATCTTGGTTCTAATCTGGTGCTGCTGGTTCCGGTTTATACACAGGCTGTGTTTTACAAGACATCGCTGGCATGGCTGCTGGCAGTATTGCTGGTGTCCGCAGGGATCATTTTTTTACTCAGTCCCATGCACAGCAAGAACCGGAAGCTGGATAAAGAGGAACAAAAGCATTTTGGCAGAAAAGCAAGGCTGATCGCAGCTTTGGAACTGGCTGTGCTTGGCATTTTGTGGCATGCAGGCCAGATACCGTATGCTTACGCTGTTTATACGGGAATCTGCATCACGGCACTGTTCATGCTCGTAGGAAAAGCACAGTTATGGATACAATCACATACCGAAAATGGATAGTCCTTTCCGAACATGCGGAAGGGACTTTTTTTCTGGAAAACAGGAGGGATGACAATCCAAGACGGTAACTTATTACAGGTACCGTAAGACTTATTACACTTATATTGAAGCGAACTTTCTTTCCAAGTATAGTACCGCAAAAAGGCTTAGGAGAAGAAAGGCGTGGCATGTTTTTGGGAATTCATGCCGCACCGGATTGCAGGGGGCGGCAGAAAGGGAAAAGTTCATAAGGATAACATCCGGGTGCAGTTTTGCATGCTTTATTTTGCATGGGAACAGCACCTTTTTTTATTGTCTTTTTCCAGTAAAGCAGAACCCAGAGGTCCGCCAGATGTCCTTCATTTCAAAAAAATTACGAAATGGAGGACATTTGAATGTCAGAATGGATCAGGATCAGAGTAAAGGATTTTTATAAAGATGCAGTTGGTGAACTGGAATACACCTATGTGACCAGAGAAGTCTACGAGGCACTTGCCGATACGTTCCGCAAAGAAGCCCACGCACAGGAAATGCGGGATATCAGACATACGACCAAGGACGGATATACAGAGGGAGAAACGGAAGATCTGGTGGAGCTGACCGGGGAATCGGTAGAGGATACGGTCATCCGGCAGATGGAAATAGAAACCCTGCAGAAAGCAATGCAGTCACTCACCCCAGTGCAGAGAGAGCGGCTGCATTTTTATTTTTTTGAGGGCATGACATACCGGCAGATTGCAGCGAAAGAAGGGGTCGGAGAGAAGAACATCCGGGAGAGCATAAACGGTGCGGTAAAGAAAATAAAAAAATATTTTGATTAATACCCCCTCAAAACGTGTTTTTCTGTGAGTACCTTATGAGAGGAACTTTTTCTGGACAGATGGTCTCTTCCGGGAATCCTCTCATGTCTCGTGTGTGGATACGACACAGGCAGACAAAACGCACATTGAAAAATGCCGGAGAGGAATGCAGGGCTCCGAGCGCAGGATGGAATCACGCCATATCCTGCCAGCCATATCCAGCAGTTCAGATACGTTAGCCGTTTCATGAGCCGTAACCGGGGCGCAGTGACACTCCTGCAGCAATCGGGCAGATGTTCTTTCTGCCAGCCATGCTGTGAAAAAGATCGCATCTAAGGAGCCGAGCGGGAAAGCCGGGGTACAGCCTGTCTGTGGTGGACAGGCGCGAAGAGGGGAATGGCCTATAATGATACACCTTGAGATTAGCCAGCACGCAGTGGTGGAGGTGAGATACCTGTGATGTCTGCCTGTCCGAGTGGCAGGGACCAAAGACAGTCTGGACTGACTGCCCATGAAATGCCGGCTTTGGGATTTTTTCTTCTCTGTTTTGGCGGCGTTTTGGTTCCGGGGAGTAGTGACGAATAGGGACAGACACTTTTTATTTATGAAGTGAAGGATTATGGCAGTAAGACTTAATTACAGAAACCATGCGGCGGAGGGGAACTTCCGCCGTATTCTTGTGGAGTTAAGAAAAGCTGAAAAATGGGGAATGGAGGAAAACAGGAGATGAAGAAAGAAGATACCGAAATGATGTTAAGGATTTTTGAAACGGAGAGGGCAGGATATGCCTATCTTTATCCGAGTGATGGAGGGGAGCGGAAAGAGGACTATATCTCGACCACGGCAGAAAATATCGCAAATTATATCGGCAGCCACATGTTTGAAGCCGAAAAGATCGTCATCACAGATATGTGTGACAGGCTGATATTAGATACCTGCGGCTATTTTATCAATAGCTGTCCCAATCAGGAATTCTGTAAGGAAATCCATCCGTTCTTAATCCCGATCCAGATGGGAGAAAAGGACGCGGGAGAGGTGCTTTCAGTCAGCAGGGATGTATCGGAACAGTATTTCCGGGAAGAAGATGAGGCTGCAACCATGGCTGAAATCGGGATGATGTAAAGGTGTTTCTTCTGGGCAAAAGTGTTTGGCTTGGGAGAATGAATTTAACGTTCTTAAATTGCGGGAGGAAAAAGGGAAAAGATGATGGAAGGCGGAGCGAATGAGGTGCGGTATAAGATTGCCGAATTTCTCTTAAAAAGGATGCATGAAGATAAGCTGTTAACCGAGGAAGAATGGGAAAAAATCCGGGTTTTGAATGTCAAGACTTTCTCCCCGGAATTAGCAAAAGTATATCTGTAATAACACTGGATATATAAAGGACTATGTGGTAGTGTATGTTGCTGACAGGGAGTGCAAACCCTTGAAAATACTGGGAAAGGAGAAAAAAGCATGGCAAAAAAAGTGACTGTCATAAAGGCAGCAAAAGCGCAGAAACATACACAGGAAGAACGCAGGCTGAAAGTGTGCGGATATGCCAGAGTCAGTACCGGCAGTCAGGCACAGGCAACTTCCTATACTGCACAGGTCGAGTACTATACGGAAAAAATCGAGAGCAACCCCCTGTGGGAGTTTGCAGGGGTGTATGCGGATGAAGGAATCAGCGGAACAAACGTAAAGCACAGGGATGAGTTCCAGATGATGATTTCAGACTGTGAGGATGGGAACATCGACCTGATCCTTACGAAATCCATCACAAGATTTGCAAGAAATACGGTGGAATGCATCCAGACCATCCGAAAGCTGAAGGAGATTGGCGTTGGAATCTACTTTGAAAAAGAGAATATCAACACGCTGTCAGAAAAAAGCGAGCTGTTCATTACCATCCTGGCATCGGTGGCGCAGGGGGAATCAGAAAACATCTCAAGCAACAACCGATGGGCGATACAGAAACGCTTTCAGGATGGAACCTATATCATATCGACGCCAGCGTATGGCTATGGAAAAGACGAGGATGGAAATTTAGTCATCATAGAATCCGAGGCAGAAACCGTAAGGTGGATTTATGAGTCTTACTTAAACGGCATGGGAGTGTATGTGATAGCAAAGGCACTGAACCAGAAAGGCATTCCAACAATCCGGGGTGCAGAAAAGTGGCAGGACGGGGTGATACAGGACATTCTGAAAAATCCCATTTATGAGGGAGATATGCTTCAGCAGAGGACATATACAGAAACAAGGTTCCCATTTGTCCGCAGGGTAAACAACGGACAGAGAAACCAGTATCTCATCAAAGACAGCCATCCGCCAATCGTCACACATGAGGAGGCAGAAGCGGTACGCAACCTGATGGCATACCGGGTGGATGTACTGCACATGAACAAGAGTGACTACACCAAAAGATACCTGTTTTCCGGCAGAATCATCTGCGGAGAGTGCGGAAGAACCTTCCGGCGGCAGAAAATCTACATCGGGAAACCATATGAAAAAATCATCTGGACGTGCAGCGGACATGTGGAGGATAAAGAGAGCTGCTGCCTGAAAGCCATCCGGGAGGATGTGCTGCACCGGGCTTTTACAGACATGTGGAACAAGCTGTACACCAATCAGGGAACGATATTAGAGCCGCTGTTAAAAGAGCTGACAGAACTTGTGGCAGCAAGGCAGGACAGTGAGGAAATCAGACAACTGGATAAGGAAATCAAAGATATAAGCGAGCAGAGCCAAATCCTAAACCAAGTCATGAGGAAAGGATATATGGACTCTGCTCTTTTTATGGAGAGCAGTAGCAAGCTTGGCTGGCAACTGACGGAATGCAGGAGAAAAAAGACACTTTTGACCAGAAAGCTGAGAAGGACAAAAGAAATCGTGCGGACCGAACAGCTTATCCAACTGATCGCAGAACAGGACGGATTAATGGAGGAGTTTGACGAGCAACTGTTTAAAATGACAGCGGAGAAGATCGTGGTCTCCAAAGAACACGACATCACCTTCTGCCTGTACAACGGACTGAAACTGACGGAGAGGGGAGGTGGACAGGATGCAGTGGCACATGCCAATCGGCTATAAAGTTGTGGATGGAAAAATCACCATCTGCGAAGAGCAGAGAAAGATTGTGGAACAGATATTTACAGACTATGACAGCGGAGTGGCGGCAGGCAGGATCGCCCAGAACCTGAAAGGGAGAAACATATGCAATGCAAAAGGGAAAGTGTCCTGGACCCATGCATCCATTGGCAGGATACTGGAAAATCCAAGCTACCTTGGCACAGAATACTATCCGCAGCTCATAGGAGAGGAACTGTTTGAGAGAGTCCAGTGCAGACGGGAAAAGGTGAGGGCAGAGCTTGGAAGGGCAGACCACAGGCCCGGCAGGGATGAGAGAATCCTCTTCGGAGGTGTCATCTGGTGTGCAGAATGCGGGGCAGTATGCAGCCATATCCAGCCGAGCCACAAAAAAGAGCGTGGCGGCACTGCCAAGTGGAAGTGCAAGAGTTATGTGACTGGCAGAGCAAAAAACTGCAGGAACAGTTTTATTACAGACGGGCAGGCAAAGCAGGTGTGTGTGGAAGCCATCAATGCAGTGATACGAAACAAAGGCCTGCTCCGGGTACACAGGCAGGAGGAAAAGGTCAGCCCTCAGTACCGGGTTCTGGAGCGGAACCTGCAGCGGATGAAAGAAGAACAGGAACGCACAGAAACAGACCTGATGAAATTGCTCTATGAAAGGGCAGAGGAACGCTACCGGACACTGGAGGTCAGGGATGGGGAGTTCCGGACAGAGGAGATCAAAAACATCCTTGCAGGAAAAAAGGAACTGGAAACATTTGATGAAAACTTATATAGAAAAATAATCGCACGCATCTGGGTGCATGGTGGAAACATGGCAGAAGTAGAGCTTATCAATGGGAGCCGTGTCACAGCCGGATACAAGGATTAGGAGGGAGAGCAGATGGCAGAAACAGCAAAAAAGATCAGCATGATACCTGCCAAGGTGCAGTATGACCGGAATGTGAAACTGTCAGAGAAGAAAATGAAGGTCGCTGCCTACTGCCGTGTCAGTACGGAACTGGAAGAGCAGGACAGCAGCTATGAGGCACAGGTGGAGTATTATACCAGCAAGATATCCGAAAATGAAAACTGGAAAAATGCCGGCATCTATGCGGATGACGGAAAGAGCGGAACAAACACCAAAAAGAGGGCAGACTTTAATGCCATGATACAGGATGCCCTTGCCGGAAAGATCGACATGATCCTTACAAAGTCGGTCAGCAGGTTTGCGAGGAACACGGTAGACTCGCTGGTGACCATCCGAAAACTGAAGGAAAAGAACGTGGCGGTGGTGTTCGAGAAAGAGGGGATCAATACACTGGAGGGAACCGGCGAAATCCTTATCACCATCTTAAGCAGCCTGGCACAGGAGGAGAGCCGCAACATCAGTGAGAACATCCGCTGGGGAGTCGTGAGGAAATTTGAAAAAGGCAAGGTCATCGTAAACTGCACAAAGTTCATGGGATACACCAAAAACGAGGATGGTGACCTGGTCATCGTACCCGAAGAGGCAGAGATCGTAAAGCTGATCTTCCGCCTTTATCTGGAAGGCTACAGTACCGGGAAGATCGCAAAGCATCTGGAAGAGCAGGGAATCAAGACCGCCACAGGGCAGGACAAATGGCATTCCACAGTAATAGACAAAATGCTCCGCAATGAAAAATACATGGGAGATGCACTCCTGCAGAAAACCTACACGGTGGATTTCATGACAAAAAAGAAAGTCAAGAACACCGGACTCGTACCGCAGTATTATGTGGAAGATGACCATGAGGCAATCATACCGAAAGAACTGTTCTACAGGGTGCAGGAAGAGATGATGCGGAGGGCATCCTTATGCAAGGCGGCTGTCACCCGGAAGAAAAACCAGAGGAGCAGGTATTCCTCCACCTATGCACTGACCGGCATGCTGATCTGCGGAAAATGCGGACAGGAGTACCGGAGGGTCACCTGGGCGAGAAACGGGAAAAAGAAAGTGGTCTGGAGATGCAGCAACCGGCTGACCAACGGAGTGAAGAAATGCGGGGAATCCGAGACACTCGAAGAGAACGCATTAAACAGGGCGGTGATGGAAGCCATCCACAGGATCACAAGTGATGATATGGAATTTATGGAAAACTTCCGGCAGAACATCATCCATGTCATCGGGAGCTACAGCACCGCAAAAGAGTCCGGAGAATACGAAGAAAAGATAAAAGAAAAGCAGGATGAGATGGTGGCACTGATTGCAGAGAATGCAAAGACCGGCTCTTACACACCGGAGTTTGATGAACGCTACCGCACCATAGCAGAGGAAATCAATGCCTTAAAAGAGGCACAGAAAACAGCCAGAAACGAGAAACAGATGTCTGACAGCTATGAACAGAGAATCAAAGACATCGACCATTACTTAAGCACACGCACCTGCCAGATACCGGAGTTCGACAATGACCTTGTGAGACGGCTGATCTCCACCATCAAAGTGGAATCCAGCGAGAAACTGCTGATACAGTTCCAGTCAGGCATAGTCATGGAACAGGAGATTCGATATGAGTAAGGCTGCGGCAGGAATGGCAGCAAGTAAATAGGAAACGTTGTTCCTGCCAGTTTATGGTAAGAATAAAATGCCCGATGATCCGGGCGTTTTATTGTTGGCATAAAAATAGGAAACAAATGCAGAACAATAGGAACAGAAAAGTGTGCAATAGGGAAATAAACGGAAGAACGATTATAGAAAGAAACACAAGATTGTGTGACAGGAGAGGAGGAGAAAAGCGTATGAATTATGAGCAACTGATAGAAGAACTGAGGGAGGAAATGTTACAGCTTGTAAACACCAAATGTGATGCACTGCTCCAGATGTACCGGAGTGGCGAGGTGCATACAAGTGTGAAAGATACGATCCGGGAAAGCAGCCTTATCACAGTGTCCCCGGCAGAACTGAAAGGGAAAAGACCGCTGGCAGTCCAGTTCGCACCGGGAGAATGGATAGAGACACCTACATGGAGAAAGGTGGCACAAAGGATTTTGCAGACCTGTAATGAACAGCCGGATATCCATGAAAGATTTATGGAAATGTGTGGAAAAGTAGCCGGACGCTGGAGGACAATCCTTGGCAGTTCACCGGAAGAAATGGATGTACCGATAAAGGTGGATGAGGAACTTTATTTTGAGGGGAAATTTGACACCGAGGCGATGTTAAACATGTTAGAGAAAAAAGTGCTGGAACCGGCAGGGGTTGATTACAGCAGCATTAAAATCCGGTATATGGGAAAAGGGCAGGAAGCAGCAAAAAGTGTAGAGCCTGTACCAGAGCAGGATGCTTTGGAGCATGAGGAGCAGGAACAACATGCACCGGTGCAGACAATGTGAAAAATGGACGGAATCAAGACTCCAAGTCTATGACAGGTTTGGAGTTTTTCTTTTGTTCCTTTTTCAAATGTAAAAATTGATTGTATAAAAGAAATGGGTAAGTTATAATATAGGTGTGGTCAGATGCCTTTTTGGGGATGACTATATCTGTTACAAAAAGGAGGAAGGCCAGTGAATACAGAATTAAAAAATGCAGTGAAAGCAACAGACAAGGATGCACAGTATGATACGAGTGCAAAGCGTCTGTTAGGGCAGAAGAGCATACTGGCACATATACTGGTAAAAACAGTTGATGAGTTTAAGGGCATGAATCCCAAGGATGTGGTCAACTGCATCGAGGGAACACCACATATCAGTACGGTACCGGTAGAGCCTGGACTCACAAATGCAGCCAGCGAAAAAAATGGTGAAAGACTGGTCGGTTTCAACACAGAAAATGAAGAGATCAATGAAGGTCTGGTAAGATTTGATATCGTTTTTTATGTGCGCATGAAAGATGGATTGTCACAGATTATCATCAATGTAGAAGCACAGAAAGACGAGCCGACGGGATATGAAATCTTAAACCGGGCAATCTTTTATGTGAGCAGACTGATTTCATCACAAAAAGAACGTGATTTTGAGAACTCCAGCTACGATGACATTAAGCGTGTATATTCCATCTGGGTATGTATGAACATGGACGAGAGCAGCATGAGCCATGTGCATCTCACAAAGGAAGATTTGATTGGTTCCTATGAATGGAAGGGAAATCTTGACCTGCTGAATATCATCATGCTTGGACTGGCAAAGAATCTGCCGGAACATGATGAGACGTATGAACTGCACCGTCTGCTGGGAGCATTGTTATCCAAGGAACTTACAATAGATGAAAAACTAAACATAATTGGAAATGAATACGATATTCCTATTGAGGAGAACTTCAGGAAGGATGTGAGCGTTATGTGTAACTTGAGTCAGGGAATAAAAGAAGATGGTATTGCGATTGGAGAGGCAAGAAAAGAAGAAAAAATTATTCTTAATATGCATAACAATGGTTTTACTGTAGAGCAGATTGCTATGGCTACAGATAAAAACGTAGAAGAAGTGAAAGCGATTATTGCAGGGAAGGAACCTGCGCTTGCATAAAGTTATGTAAGAAAAAGAGAGCCTTTGAGTTTAAATAACTTGGAGGCTCCTGTTATATGAAGATTTGGGAAATAATAGATACAGTTAAATTATCTGATGAAAAAATGGGTATATGTGGAAATACGGATGGAGAGTGAATGTGTAAATGAATGAAAAACAATTCTTAAAGACAATGATAGAAACTATAAAATATGATGAAGATATTCAGAACAAAGATGATTTGTTGGGGATTTTAAGATATTCTATAGTTACATTTAGAAAAACCGGTGCATATACCCATGTATCGAATCAGAGGCAGGAATATATGGATTTAAGAGTGCCAATTCCAATGCTGAAAAAAGCAAAGGAATATAAAGATGTTTTTTTTGACTTAGCCAATGATATTTATATTCCAGATGATGACTATGATTTGTATGGAGTTGAGATTAAACCTAAATTGGTAGAGTTGGAAGATGATGGACAAAATGAACATGATGTAGCATTTGATGGAATCAAAGATGTAATTATTCAAGGCATTCGGAATGCAAAGTATACAATCTGGGTAGCGGTTGCGTGGTTTTCTGACCGAGATATCTTTCAGGAATTACTTGCAAAGAAAAAGCAGGGCATAAGTATTAGAATTATTACATCAAATGAAAAATCTAATATGACGTTGATGAGTGAATTGGAAAGTAATTTTGAGGTGGTAAAAGTGCCACTTAAAGGAGCATATTTGTCCAATCGGCTGCATGATAAATTTTGCATTATAGATTTTGAATTTGTAATGCATGGTTCATATAATTGGAGCAAAGCAGCACAGTATAATGATGAAACATTGGCAACTGCTTTGGATAGAGATTTTGTAAAGAAATTTGCGGATGAATTTATGAGACTGTACAATAATCATAATGAGTAGTTTGCTAAAAGCTTTAATTGTATAAATGGCTGGGATCAAGCCTCCAAGTTTGCAACAGATTTGGAGGTTTTCTTCTGTCCATTTGCGAGGAAGGGAAATTCCAAAACATAATCATCTGTGATACAATATATAAAAAATTGAAGTGAAAGTTAAACGATGTAGATGATATACTAGGGTGAGGAGGATTAAGCTATGGCAGAGAGAATTAGAAAACTTACTAATTCAGAAGTTGAGGTTTTGGCGCGTATAATTGCAGATACCATGACGGGAAGTCAGATGAATGAAATTTTTCAGGAATGTGGAGTTCAGGATGTCAGTAATGAAAGTACAAAATGGAAGAGAATTTATTATACATTTTTAGCAAGACAAGAACAGGATGGAGCATCGAATTCATTTCTTAATTTTATAAAAAAGAGTCTGAAACCGGTAAGGTTTATCAGTGGCCAGAATGGTAATTATGATGAGATTTTATTAGAAATTAACAAACCGTTAATGTTAATTGGACTTCAGATGACAAACGAAGGAAAATTGTTAAAGGTTCAGGCAGCAACTACAATTTCAGAAGTTGAAAGAAGAACCAGAAATCTGGTGAGTGAATTACAAAAAAGACATATTCATCAGGATGTAATAAAGTGTTGCAAAGAGGAATATTTACAAGAAAATTATTTTCATGCAGTTTTTGAGGCGGCTAAGAGTTTGTCTGAGAAGGTAAGAGAAAAAACAGGAATGCAGGAGGATGGTTCAAATTTATTTAATAATGCTTTTGCAGTTAATAATCCTCGATTAGCAATAAATTTATTACAGACACCTTCGGAAAAAAATGCTCAAAACGGTCTAAAAGAAATGTTAAATGGGGTTACGCATATGGTAAGGAATGTAACAGCACATGAGTTGAAAATAAAATGGATTGTAAATGAGCAGGATGCAATTGATATATTAACTACAATTTCTTTTTTACATAAACAGTTAGATGAGAGTTTTGTTGTTCCGCAACATATAGCATAGATTTCTTTGAAAAAGAGTAAATGGTTGGAATCAAGCCTCCAAGTCCACAACAGATTTGGAGGTTTTCTTCTGCCCATTTGAGAGGAAAGTGATTTCCAAAACAAAATGATCTGTGATACAATATATGAAAGAAATTTTGGAAGTATTGGATCATAGAGAAAGAGCAGAGTCAATCGTAAGCTGATCTGGCTTACATCTAAAATACAATGCAATCTTTTTCTATGCAAGGGCAGGAGAGAGTGCATCATGTCAATTTTTTGCGGCCTCATCAGAGAGGAGTGCAATATTTTTTACTCCCAGAGTACAATGAAAACTCTGGAAAGTGCATCTCAATTACCCTATCGACACATGTGGAGACGGTTGTATTGATGTCAAAAAAATAAAATCAAGTGCCAGAAAGTAGCGTATTTCCGGGCTTTTTCGGAGGTTTGGATTAGAAGCCAGACTTCTGAAAAAGCTCGGTTTTCTTATATGGAAACATATCTACTGCAAAATGTGTGTCAGGTTGTGACTTCGGATTAGATAACGCAAATTGAGTGTGTGGATTAGATGTCAGGGATTTTGAAGTGATTTTTGAAAGAGGAAAAAGTTGACAACAAATCCGGCAACTCGACCATTTTTGGTGGTTGTAGGCAGCGGAATAGATGTTGGGAAGGAGGAGGTTAGAATGCCGACCAAAAAGCAACACTTTGTTCCACGTGTTTATATGAAGGCATGGGAAACACAAGTTGAAACCCTTAAAGAGCCTGATAAAAAATTCAATGGAATTTATGTAATAAAAGATGGAAGTATTGGGGATGGCGCAAACAGAAATTCCGTTCTTTGGAAGCCTCATTTATATACCATAAATTTTAAGTATTCATTTATTTGCAATTCATGTGCAAAGGTGAAATCGCAATATGTTGATTTGATTTATGATTTGCTTAAGACGGGATTTAAACAGCCTGTTTATGGGAAATTAGGATATAGCATCATCAAAACAAAAAAGAGCATAAATAAGCATTTCTTCGAAATACATGATTGGGACTTTTATTATTACGATGGAAATGTAGCAAAGAAAGCTGCTATATTGAGTCAAATAGATGCACTTAACTGTTATATTTTAGAAGATTCATTTGATGATTACTTAGAAAAAAACTGGGAAAATATCATGAATTCATTCGTAAGTGGTGTTCATAATGGCCAGCCAATTGGACTTGAAAGAAGTGAAAGAATCATATCTGAAGACATCGCAAGGAATATGCTGGCGTCGTTTTTCATTATGCTTTGTAGAAATCCAAAATTTGACGCTATGGGTGTTTATACAAAAATTAAAGAGAAATTATTGTATCCTGTTTTTGAGTCAATGTGTAAAGATGAGGAAGCAGAAACACTAGATGTAGGGAAAAGCGAAGGAAAAGAGTATGCAGATGAGTTAATGACCGGAATATGGTATTCTGAATTATATAAAATGTTTTTTAAGAACAAAGGTGGCTTTTATCATAATGTTGTACAACATGCTTTAAGTGGTTGTCAGATGATTCTTTTTGAACCTACGATAATGCAGGACAATTTATTACGTCTGATAATCCAGCGTTTGAGCATAAATCTACTGTTGTCGAAAGAAATAATGGAAGTGGTCTTATATTTCCGATATCTCCTAAATATCTAGTTTTTGTCGCTAAGGGAGATGAAGGAATTAATGTTGTTGACCATAGATTTGCAGATACAGATACTGTTAAGTATTTTAATAGAATAATAAATGCACACAAGACAGAGATAATAATATCTTCATCGAAAAGCTTAATGGATATGATTTGATTCGCGAAATTTACAAGGCCTATTATAGAAAACCAAAGGAGGTATTTTATGGCAATAGCGCAAGATGCATATTTCATTCCTGATGATATAGCAACAGGATTAGCAACAGGAATATATCGAAGAATCGGTAGTGTGGTAAGGTGGGCAACTGGTCCTAATAAGGGACAAATAGTAAAGCACCTTAAGCCAATTGACCTACCAGCAGCAGAGCAGGTTCAGGGTGTTGGTGCTAAAGCATTACAGTTTGTAAAACAGCATAAAAAAGGAACAATAATTGTTGTGGCGAGTGCAGTAGCTGTTGGCGCTGGTGCTTGGGTTTGCAATAAAGTAAAAAAACATGAACCAAAGGTTGTAACAGAATTCAGAGCTAGCCTGAAAAGCTATATTGATGCAATTCGCAAGGGGGAGATGGATATTGATAAGATTAATAATCTAATGAGCTCTTTGGAAGCGTTGAAAGCTGACAAATTATTCAAAAATCAGTATTCAGCTTACATCAGAAGAACTTGATGTTTTAGTAGGACGAATTTATGAATATACCTGAAGCTGGCAAGTGATAATAAAATAGAAATAGCCGCAGACGATTTAGAAGAAGAAAAAGATGTTATCAAGAATCTGCAATCTTATCTTAAGGTACAGAGACGTATATTTGCTGAAGCTGCATAGAATGGAGGATAAATATGGGCTTTTTCGGGAATTTATTTAAAAGTGAATTTGAAAAATGGGTTGAAGGAGCTTCTCATGAGGAGTTATCAGAGGCTTATGAAGAAGAAAGACAGGATTGGATTAAGAACGGATTCAATGGTGGAACCGGTGAAAAAACTCCTAAAATGAATCGTCTTAATAAAGAAATAAGTAAACGTGTAGCTGAAGAATGGGAAAATGACCCACGAAGAAATAAAGACCCAACTTCCGTTGGACAGATGCTAATCGTTGGGATAAGGATTAAAATGATAAAGACTCCCCATCACCGGATGTATTCCAGTGGTGAGGAGCCTTTTTGAGTCTAAGGGACATCATCCTTCAATCTCAATTTTCAGTCCGGACTTAAGCTCCACAGTGAAGTGGTCATCCCAGACGATGATTCGCTCAAGCCAGCGCTTTACCAGGGCCTCGTCGAAGGCTTCCAGGTGAGAGGGTTGCTGCTTGATGAAGTCCTGCAGTTCATTGATGCGGGCAATCTGTGCGTCCCTGGCCGCAGTGTCAACCGTACATTTTTCTCGCTGTTCCCGGAGTTTGAAGATCTCGTCGGCAATCTCGTCGTAGGCTTCTTTGTTATTGGCTTTTTTGAGAAGCTCTTTCTGAAGCTCCTGCAGTCTTTCGTCAATGCCATCAGCGGTATTTTGCTGAGCACTACGGATCACCTTTGCAATGCTCTGCTGGAGCTGCGCCTGGTAGGTGGACTTATCGCCAAGGAGCGTGTTGATGGCCTGAACTACCACATTCTCTAATACCGTTTCATGGACAGTTCTTGCGTGGCATTCCTGCCCGGTCGGCTCCAGTCTACTGATGCAGCGCCAGACGATGGATTTGCAGCCGCGATTGTTCCAGTGGATTCTGCGGAACATTTCACCGCATTCGCCGCAAATGACAATCTGCGCAAAGCAGTGGTTGCAACTGTAGGAGCGCTTTTTGCCATTGGCGCTTGTCTTGACCACTCGCCTGCGTATCAGCTCTTCCTGCACCCGTAAGAAAATATCCTTCGGAATAATTGCTTCGTGGTTGTCCTCCGCATAGTATTGCGGAACATTGCCGTTGTTCTTGACTCTTGTCTTGTTCAGAAAGTCGGTGGTGTAGGTTTTCTGTAGAAGCGCATCGCCGATATATTTCTCATTGCGCAGGATCTTGTTGATGGTGCTGGTCCACCATTTTGTTTTACCAGCGCCGGTGAGGATGCCGTCAGCCTCCAGACCTTTTGCAATCCGGTCCATAGAGTAGCCCTCCAGGTATTCACGATAGATGCGTTTTACGATTTCAGCCTGTGCCGGATCCACCAGGATTTCTCCATCCTTCCAGCGGTAGCCGTAAGGCACATAGCCAAGCTTATAGGTTCCATCCAGGAAGCGTTTCTTAATGCTCCACTTGTTATTTTCGGAAATCGAAGCGGATTCGCCTTCGGTCATAGAGCTTAGGATGGAAAGAAATAGCTCACTTTCCATCGAGCCGGTGCTGATATTTTCCTTCTCGAAATAGATCGGAATATCCAGTGACAGAAGCGTTCTTACTATCTCCAAGCAGTCTGTAGTATTTTGGGAGAGGCGGCTGATGGACTTGGTGATTACAAAGTCAATTTTTTGTGCTTTACAATCTTCGATTAGTCGCAGGAGCATTGGCCTTTTATCAGCCTTGGTGCCGGTGATACCTTCGTCAAAATAGAGCCCTGCAAAGGTCCAGTCATCACGGGAGGTGATGTAGCTTTTGTAGTGCTCCTTCTGTGCATCCAGACTTTCGAGCTGTGCATCAGAATCCGTGGAAACGCGGCAGTAAGCAGCCACATGGAGCTTCTTTTTCGAAGCCAGTGAAGGTTGGATTTTATCGATTTTGGTTACCTTCTTCATGGTGATTCACCTCCTTTGTCAGTGTAAGATTTTCATAGATTGTCCTTTCTACCAAAAAGGTGGTGAGATTGCTCCCACCACTTCCTTGGATTCTTTTTCAGTAGATTAGTTTGTCTTCTCGTAAACCTTCATGCGAGCTTCGTGATATTCAAGATCACGCTTAGCACTTTCCTGTTCGCGAATCTCACGCTTGTGGTCATTGATGAGGTTCTGGATCGCAGTGATAAGGAATACCACACTGAACAACAGCCAGATTGCAAGAAGAACAACAACGAGAATAGTCTGTAACATTTCCATAGTTGCCACCTCCATTAATTAAGGAAATCGTCATCTTCATCAGATGCGAAATCAGACTCAGCACTTGCCTTACCACCAAGAGGCTCACCGTCACGAATCTTCTGCAGATTGTTAAGTCCACAGGCGATACCCTTGTTACCGGAGCTGTTGAATGCATAGAAGCTGATGCTGGCACGACCATACACACCAGAGTAAACCTCGGAGCGAGTAAGGATCGGATTGCGATCTGCATCCACGATGCCAGGAGCAGAGGTTGTATTGGCATTTACGAAATAAGCATTGGCGTAGGCCGGATCGTCCGGATGCTCCATGTCGCCATCACGAAGCGGAGTCTTGATGACAGAGAGGGCAGGTACAGACTTGCCATTGCCTTTGAGCTTGGCCTCGCCTTTCTTGTAAGCGGCCTCGATGGCAGCTTCAATCTTGGCGATGGTCTTGGTATCAGACTTCGGAATAATCAGAGATACGCTGTACTTCGGTGTACCTCCATTGATGGATTTCGGCTCCCAGACGTTGGCATAAGACCAACGAGTGTCAGGACCAGTGATTACCTTCATAGGATTGTTGATTTTTACATTCTTGTTCATTTAATTTTCCTCCATAAAATCAGTTTTTGCATTGTTCATTGCCGGACGTTTATCGCTCTCCGGTACGAGCGTCGGTTTACCTTGAGGCTTTTCAATATAGGCGGTAAGCAGCTCATCGAATCTGGATTTGCCAAGACGCTTCTGCATGGCAGTGATACCAAGGAGCTTCTTTTCATATGGATCAAACCCGGCATCTGTAACTGCCTGGATGACTGCCTCCTCATTGGAATACTTGCGGTTGGATCTACCTTCGACCAGCTTCCAGCCAGCCCATTCCTTACCGCTGATGGCCTGCTGCAGAGCATATTCCTTGATATCGGATGCCCAGGCAACTAATTCATCTGCACGAGAGAGGATGTATTCAATCTCCGAATCCTCTAAAAGAGGTGGAAGCTTGAAATCGTACTGAGCCAGTGTGAGATTGGCCTCGGCTCTGGCACGGCATTCGTGCTTGGCCTTGCAGAAACCACACCATTCGCCACAGAGAAAGTTCCCATCTCCGGCAAAGGCAAGATCTGCGGTCGGCTTCAACACTTCATTCGCCCACTTGTACAGCTCTTCCTTGGAAAGCTCGAAGGTGGAGATGTTCTGACGTCTAGGCTGATAAATGGTCATGCTGACGTTATCAATGTCGTAGATGTCATCAAAAAGCTCCAGGGCTCCAAGTGCGTAGCACTTCATTTGCGGATTAGCGGTCGCATCTACGAGGACTCCAAGACCGTGCTTGTAATCGCATATTCTCAAGGTGCCATCTGCAATGATGATGCAGTCAGCGGTTCCGAAGCCCTGCTCCACCCAGCGAGAAAAATCTACACGCTGTTCAATCAGAACCTTCGGGTCAGCGCAGCTTTCCTTGGCGGCCTCTACCATTTCAAGGATGTAGGCGGCATAGCCATTGGCACAGTCCTCCATTTCCTCGTTGTACCAGGTGGGATTTTCCGTCGGATCACTGGCATCCATGCCCAGTGCCTTTTTCAGCTTGTACTCACAAAGCTCGTGAGCATTGGTGCCTTCCGCAGCATAATCGCTGCCTTTATCCTCGTAGGTCTCGCAGAGTCTTGCGGAAGGCGGACAGTGAAGCCAGCGGTCTGAAGAGGAAGCAGATAAGGTAGCGTGTCCTTTAGGTGGCATCGTTAAGCACCTCCGCATCCTTTAACAAGGCTTCATAGTGCTTCGGATCAACAGCAGATAGCTTGGAAGCACCATACTTCTGAAGTAATGTACGGATAGCAGCGGTATGCCCGGCACGGGACTTCTCTGCTAAGACAGCTCGTACATCTTCAAGCTTCAGCTCCTGTTTCTTTTCTTCCTTGGCAGCAGGCTCTTTGACAGGTGCTTCATAAGCAGTGCCACTAAACTGTTCTGCTAACCAGTTGGCTGCTTCGTTAATAGCAGCGGCTACACTGCGCAGCTCTTCGATGGTCATAGCCATATCGCTCATTTTGCTCATAGCGACGATCTCCTTTCTCTGATTGTCTTTGCTGTGCGAGGATTGTCATGTTTCTCGCCATTCTTGCGGATACGTGGGAGATTGTATTCAATACTGCAATCAGCTCTGTGTCGTTACCGCCTGAATCGAAGTAGGACTTCTTCATGTGTTTCACCTCCGTTTCTGTGATGGTTAAGGCTTGTTGTTTCGTGCCTTACATCTTCCACTGGAGATGAGTGGCGGATTTGAGCGGGGAAATTTTGAAAAATATAAAATCTCTCAGGACATCGGTTGTGATGGATGCCGGAGGGATGAATTTCTACATATGATATGTAGGATTAGTAGCCACGGATTTTACGAAGCTCCGTGCGGATCTTCTTCATCTGATCAGCGAAGGTGCGCTGCTTGCGGCCGAGCTGTTCTGCAATCTTACGATCAGAAAGCTCGTCCCCCAGCAGTTCAATGATGCGGTCTGCATCCGGATCAAGCTCGCGGAATCTTGTGATGAGCTGTTCCAGGAGCATCGCATCAGAAAGAACATCCTCCATGGTTGGAGCAGTATCGGGAATAGTGTCGTACATATTTGCGTTACCGTCTTCTGTCGGAACATCAAGGGAAAGCATGTCTCCGGCAGCATGATATTCACATAAGTCGCAATTACCATCGCACTTCCAGAGATACTTTCTGGTGCACATACAGCGGTGATGGTGCTGTTCACGCTTCTGGGTAGTCCAGATCTCAGGATACAAAGCTCTGTACTGAGTCTCAGTGATTTCAACGAGTGTGACATTGTAAGGATTGATCGCGTCGCGAAGTGGATAGTAGCGTTTTTTACTCTGATTGTCTTTGATTGCCATGATATTTTTCTCCTTTCGGCTTTCAAACCGAAGCGGAGATGCCCATCATGCTGCCAGTGATATTTGTCATAGTTGGTCACCTTTCGCGGATAACTCCGCTTCATTTCTGGTAACCAGCTCGTTCGTTAAAGCTGGCACGGTATTTACTTGTTGCTCATATAACAGTTACGAACACACCTCGTGGCCACGAGAAAGGTGAACTGGTATACAAGAAGCCTTTTTATGTCTTGCTCAGGACATTGACCGCTAGCTGAGATCCGCTTCGAGGGCGAATAATTCGCTGAATACGTCTGGCAGATCACTCGGATTTAGGTCTTCGACGCTGTGAGCGCCGTATCGCTGGAATACTCCGTCAACTACAGCTGATCCCAATTGGGAGCTGATCGTAGATGCGGTGTTCTCGATATTGATAATCCAATTCTCGCGTTCGTCTTTAGTCACGTTTTTCATCTCCTTCCTGCTCAGCCTTCCGTTCAGAAGTCAGCTGCGTTATTTGCACCACCCTTGAAAACTGAACTCATCCTTGATCAGGGGATGTATCCAAGTGTTTTGGTGAGTCGGAACAATGAAGTGGTTTTTTGTCGGTTTATGTGAGTTTATAACCAACTATTATTGACAGAGACTGTGTTTCTGTGTATAATTAAATAGTTAAGGTCTCGCATTGTCGGCTTTCCGCTTTCTTTGCCCTGCCTATTATTAGTTTCGCACGGCGTAATGAGACGGCCTGACCGGTAACGTGAGACACATAGGACAAAACATAAGACAAGATTTGAGGGGAGGTATTCGATTGGAATTAAATGAATATTTCAGCCGGATATTTCCGAACACGGCATCACAGATGTATTTTCCGAGCCGGAAGAACAACGGGATCTTTGTCTCCTTCTGCTTTAGTGAAGCAGGGAGTAATTATTTCTCGCACAAGCAGGGTGATAGATTAAAGTCAGACGATGTGCCCTTGGAACGCAAGCTCTATGACGGGTCGAGAAAGATGTCTCCAGACCTGAAGGCTTCTTTTAAGACTTTTAATGAGGATGGCCTGTGCGCATATTTTGAAAAGATCATCGACAAGAATAAGTACGGCGATGTAATGCTTGCCTTTGGAATACCTCCCACGGCAGAAAAAAATCCGCAAGCACTCCGAAGAGCACTTGCGGTTCAGTTCAAAGCCTTTATAGATAGCGACAAGGAAGACGCTGCGGATATTGTGGCAATGACCTATCAGCAGCTTTTGGAGGAACCAGAACAGGAGACCAGTTCCTTTCACCACATATCGTCTCTGTACCCGGACGACACGGTGTACATCAAGCCGGATCACAAGAGAAGCTATTCCGGTTTCATGTATGAGAAGCTGACGATAATGTGGAAATTCTCTAATCTGGGTACGCAAACTTGGCATGGTCGAAAGCTGTATCTTTCCAATCATGATGAGATAAGGCCACGGGCAGAAAGCAACTACATTGAAATACCGGAGACGCAACCGAAAACCGGTGTGGAAATCTCCACAGTCATTGAGCTCAGACCATTTGAAGGGCATACGACTTGCCATTGGATCATGGTAGACAGCGATGACAATGACTGTTATCCCGGTAGTCGAATGTTCGATATAGATATAGATGTAAAGTTCAAAAGGAAGAACTCTTAAAGATGGAGGTAATAAAGTGAGCGATCAGCTGCAAGTTGAAAAATGGGTAACATTAAAAGATGTACAGGCATATCTCGGTGTTGGACGAGAGACTATTTTGCAGTGGATTTCAAAACGGAATATGCCTGCGTATAAAGTCGGCAGACTCTGGAAATTCAAACTATCCGAAGTCGATGATTGGATTCGCTCCGGCGGAGCATCCGATGATAACGTGCCTGAGAAAGAAGAACAGGATGCTGAGTGAGTCCGATTTATGGGATAACAGATTTATAGAATGAAAATATAGAGTGGCAAACGGAGGAAAATGTGATGGACAATCAGGTTCATAATCAGATAGTGAGTTTTATATGGGGAATTGCAGATGACTGCCTGCGTGATGTTTATGTGCGCGGTAAGTATCGTGATGTTATTCTGCCAATGACGGTCATTCGCCGTCTGGATGCTATGCTGGAAGAAACAAAGCCAGCTGTGCTGACAATGAAGAAGCAGCTGGATGCCGCAAAGATTGATAACCAATGGCCAGCGCTTTGTAATGCTGCAGGTCAAGCTTTCTGCAATGCTTCGCCCTTCCTACTGAAAGACTTAACAAGCCGTGCAAAGGCTCAGACGCTTAAGGCAGATTTTATTGCTTATCTTGACGGCTTTTCGCCAAATGTTCAGGTGATTTTGGATAAGTTCAAATTCCGTAATCAGATCGACACGATGGTGGATGCGGATATTCTTGGGGCCGTTATTGAAAAGTTCACTTCTTCTGATATCAACCTGAGTCCTAATCCAATTTATAAGGATGAGGCAAAGACGATCCTCAAGCATCCCGGCCTTGATAACCACGGCATGGGTACCATCTTTGAGGAACTAATCCGTAAGTTTAATGAGGAGAACAACGAGGAAGCCGGAGAACACTGGACACCTCGTGATGTTGTTGAGCTCATGGCTGACCTTGTGTTTATGCCGATTGCCGACAAGATAAAAGATGCATCTTATTCCTGCTATGATGGAGCCTGTGGTACTGGTGGTATGCTCACCGTCGCTCAGGACAGACTTCTGACGCTGGCCAAGAGACGCGGCAAGGAAGTGGCTATCCATCTGTTCGGGCAGGAGATCAATCCTGAGACTTACGCTATCTGTACTGCGGATATGCTGCTGAAAGGTGACGGCGAGGAAGCTGAGCATATCATGTACGGCTCCACTCTTTCCGACGATCAACATGCATCCCGTCAGTTTGACTTCATGCTCTCAAATCCACCTTATGGAAAGAGCTGGAAGACCGATGCCGAGAAGATGGGCGGCAAGAAAGAAATACTCGACACGCGCTTTAATACCTATCTTGAGGGCGGAGAGGCTATGCAAATGCTTCCGAGTGTTAGAGATGGGCAGTTGTTATTCCTTTTGAATAATGTGGCAAAAATGAAAAAGGATACTCCTATTGGGAGCAGAATTGCGGAGGTTCATAACGGATCATCCTTATTTACGGGCGATGCCGGAAGTGGAGAAAGCAATGCAAGAAGATACCTTTTTGAGAATGATCTTGTTGAGGCTATAATTGCGTTGCCTGATGGCATGTTTTACAACACACCTCTTGGAACGTTCATCTGGGTTTTAAGCAACAAAAAGAGTGATAAGCGAAAAGGTAAAGTTCAGCTTATTAATGCCACAGAAATGAAGGCTTCAATGTGGAAGAATATGGGAAAGAAAAACGCTGAATTGAGTCCTGACATTAGAAAAGAAATTGTTCGCATTTTTATGGATATGGATGAAAGCGAAATCAGCCATGTGTACGGTAATGAAGAATTCGGCCATTGGAGAATTACGGTTTTACATCCTCTTTATGATGAGGCCGGATCTGTTATTAAGGACAAAAAAGGTAGAACTCAGATCGATAAAACCAAGACGGAAACAGAAATTGTGCCGTTTACATATCCCGGAGGAATTGATGTGTATATGAAAACAGAGGTTCTTCCATATACTCCTGACGCATGGATTGACGAAAAGAAAACACAAATAGGCTACGAACTAACGTTTACAAAATATTTCTTTGAGCCACGTCCAATAAGAGATATAGATGCAATTGCTGCAGATATCAATGATGTAATAGGACAGATGTCCGGAGTGTTAAGCGAGGTGTTATCATGAGTACATTTCATAGTTATACAGAATACAAGCCCACAGGTGTAAGCTGGATAGAATCAATTCCATCCCATTGGGAAATGAAAAAAATTAACGATCTGTTTTCGGAACGTTCAGAGAAATGTTCTGATAAGGATTTTATGCCTTTATCGGTCACTAAGTTTGGTGTAACAAAACAGCTTGATACTGCTGTGAAATCCAAAGACAGTGATAACCGAAAGAAAGTTCTGAAAGGTGACTTTGTTATCAATAGCCGCTCTGATAGGCGTGGGTCAAGCGGCTTTTCTGAATATGATGGTTCAGTATCGTTGATAAATATAATTTTATGCCCACGAGAAAATACCTCAATGTACTATCACTATTTACTTAGGAGCCATAAGTTTATTGAGGAGTTTTATCGAAACGGCAGAGGTATTGTGGCGGATCTTTGGACTACCCGATACAGCGAGATGAAGAATATATATGTTCCGGTTCCTCCTATAGAAGAGCAGAATCATATTTATGAGTTTTTGAGATGGAAAACATCAGTTTTTAACGGCCTTATTCCTGAAAAAGCAATTACGAAGGGAAACATGATTGCTTCAAGCAAGTCGTTGCTTGCACAAGAAATGATGCTCATTGATGAATACCGAACGAGCCTGATCTCGGCTGCTGTTACGGGAGCGATTGATGTACGGGACATAGTAATTCCTGAATATGAATACATTGAAGATCCTGACGAGGAAACGGATGAGGACGTAGATACAGAAGAAATGGATACACAGGAGGATTGACAATGGCTTTTACCAACACAAAGGAAAGCGGCCTTGAATCCTTAATCGTGAAGTGGCTGGTTGAGCAGAACGGGTACGAGAAAGGAACAAACGCCGACTATAACAAAGAATATGCTGTCGACGAAACACGCCTGTTCCGGTTCCTGCAGGATACGCAGCCGAAGGAAATGGAAAAGCTGGGTGTGTTCACTTCTGATACAAAGAAGCGACAGTTCCTGAACCGTCTATCTGGAGAGATTGCTAAGCGCGGTATTATTGATGTGCTTCGCAATGGCGTGAAGGTTTATCCGGCAGACCTCATCATGTTCTACCTGACGCCGACCGAAAATAACGAGCAGGCCAGAATCATGTATGAGAAGAACATTTTCAGCGTGACACGGCAGCTGCGCTATTCGCAGGATGCCGGGAAGCTGGCGCTGGATGTTTGCTTGTTTATCAACGGCCTCCCGGTTATCACAATGGAGCTGAAGAACCAGCTCACAAAGCAGAATACCGAAAATGCTGTGCGCCAGTACAAGGAAGATAGGGATTTTCATGATCTGCTGTTCTCCTTCAAGCGTTGCATGGTTCATTTTGCCGTGGATGATGCCACGATTCAGTTCTGCACGAAACTTGCAGGAAAAGATAGCTGGTTCTTGCCGTTCAATAAAGGCTATAACGACGGCGCAGGAAATCCGCCGAATCCGGATGGTCTTATGACAGACTATCTTTGGAAGGACATCCTGACAAAGAGAAAACTGTCCCGAATTATAGAAAACTACGCGCAGGTCATCGAAGAGGTGGATGAGGATACCAAGAAGAAGTCCATCAAACAGATCTGGCCTCGCTACCACCAGCTCGATTGTGTGGAGAAGTTGCTGGCCGATGTACAGGAGAACGGTGTCGGCAAGCGGTACCTAATTCAGCACAGCGCCGGAAGCGGTAAATCAAATTCCATTGCATGGCTGGCGCATCAGCTGATCGGGCTTGAGAAAGACGGCCACCCAATGATTGATTCTGTCCTTGTGGTTACTGACCGCCGTATTCTGGATAAGCAGATCCGCAATACGATCAAACAGTTCATGCAGGTCAAGAACACCGTAACATGGGCAGAACATTCCGGTGATTTGCGTAAGGCCATACAGGATGGCAAGCGCATCATTATATCTACGATTGAAAAGTTCCCGTACATCATCTCTGAGATCGGGCAGGAACATAAGAATAACAAGTTCGCCATCATCATCGACGAGGCACATTCCGGCCAGAGTGGACGTAACTCCGCGAATATGAATCTGGCGCTTTCCGGTCTTGCCACAGATGACGATGCGGACAACGAGGACAAAATCAATGCCATGATGGAAGGACGCAAGCTCGTCTCCTCCGCCAGCTACTTTGCCTTCACCGCCACTCCGAAGAACAAGACCGAGGAGATGTTCGGTGTTGCCTATGAGGAGGATGGTGAAATCAAGCATCGCCCGTTCCATGTCTATACGATGAAGCAGGCCATTCAGGAGGGCTTTATTCTTGATGTGCTTCGGAACTATACGACCATCGACAGCTGGTACAAGATCATGAAAACGGTCGAGGACGATCCGATGTTTGACAAGAAGCGTGCGCAGAAGAAGCTGCGTGCCTTTGTCGAGGGCAATCCGGACGTCATTGCAAAGAAGGCCGTCATGATGGTGGAGCATTTCCATGAGCAGGTCATTGCCAAGAAAAAGATCGGTGGCAAAGCTCGTGCAATGGTAGTCACCGCCAGCATTCCAAGGTGTATCGAATACTATTATGCAATCAATAAGTGCCTCGCTGACAGGCATAGTCCTTATAAGACCATCGTGGCCTTTTCCGGCGAGCATAAATATAACGGTCAGGAACCGGCATTGACGTCGGCTGCCATGAATGGATTCCCGGATGCTAAGATTCCGAAGGAGTTCAAAAAAGATCCGTATAGAATACTTATCGTTGCTGACATGTTCCAGACCGGCTTCGACGAGCCGCTGCTGCAGACAATGTATGTGGACAAGCCGCTCTATGATATTGCTGCGGTACAGACGCTTTCCCGCTTGAACAGAGCGTATCCCGGCAAGGATGAAGTATATGTTTTGGACTTTGCGAACAAGACCTCTGTGATTGAGGAGGCGTTCTCGAAGTTCTACAGAACAACGATTCTTTCCGGGGAAACCGATCCCAACAAGCTGTACGATTTGATCACCATTATGGAGGAGTATCAGGTCTACGATGACAGCGATGTTGAAAAGCTGGTAGACCTATTCCTGAGTGGAGCGGAGCGTGATCGCCTCGATCCGATTCTGGATGCTTGCACAGCTGTATATAAACAGCTCGAACTTGACGATCAGATTAAGTTTAAGAGCGCTGCTAAATCGTTCGTGCGTACATATGGCTTCCTTGGTGCAATTCTTCCTTATGGAAATGTTGACTGGGAGAAGCTGTCGATCTTCCTGAACTTGCTGATACCGAAACTTCCGTCGCCTCGTGATGATGATCTTTCGGAGGGTATCCTTCAGACGATAGATCTGAGCAGCTACAGGAATGAAGCGCAGGAGGCCATTGCTATTAAGTTGGAGGATGCTGATGCAGAAATTGCGCCGGTACCTGCAGGCAAGGTAGGCCATATCGTTGAGCCGGAAATGGATCTGCTTTCCAAGATCATCATGGACTTCAACGACATGTTCGGAAATATAAACTGGAACGATGCAGATAATGTGCAGCGTCAGATTCTGGCCATCCCGGAGATGGTGTCAAAGGATAAGAAATATCAGAATGCAATGAAGAACTCTGATGCACAGGAGGCGCGTACCGAAAGCGAGCGTGCTCTGCAGGCGGTTATCTTCTCTATCATGGCGGACAACATGGAGCTCTTCAAGCAGTTCCAAGACAATCCGTCCTTTAAGAAGTGGCTCTCAGATCTGGTATTCAACCTCACCTACAATCCGGAGGGCAAGGAGTACGTGATGCCGGGTGCGGAGCGGAAGTCTGTTACTTACGATTTTAATCCGCAGCAGGATTTGATGATGGTAGCTGAAGATACGGCACCTTATGGTGAAAAGAAAGATGACGACTAA